GGACGGATGAAGCGATTGATGGGAAGTTATCGACAGGAGTTACGCCTGTATCTAAAAGTCTCTTGCCATTCACCTCCACGGAGTTGAATTCAAAAGCTCTACCCGTGCGTTCAATGCGAATTTTTGTTATTGGCCCGGCATAGGTAGACGTCGAATACCATTTTGCTCCGGACGATCCTGCAGAAATGGTTTCTACGTTGCTTCCACCGTTATAGAGGTTGATGACAAGGGGGTTGGCACTAGTGACAGCCGCATAAACCCTGACTCCGCCCGCAGCGACTGTTGTGCTGATTGCAAGTTCAGCGTACTCATTAGTCGAATCGCCTTCAGTGCCAGTGCTTAAATCACCGTCGAAAGCATTGGTCAATGGTTTGCCGCCTACTGTGCTACCACCGCTTAAAGTAATTGCTGAGCTCCAAACAGCACTCGAATCGTAATTACTACTATTTTCATCGCCAGCATTGACTGTAGTAGTTGATGATCCGCCGTTCCAAGCCCACGCAATGTTAGAAGAGCTGACGTAATTTGCTCCGTAAGCGCCGTTTACAGTAAACCCGTCGCTATTGAAAGAGGTAACTCCAGAAGGCGAATAGTCGTATTCAGCGTTGGTATTATCCGCGAACACAGCTTTAGTTCCACCTCTTACAATGTCATGTAAAAAGTGACTGTAAGCGCCACCGCGTGACTTCAACCAGACGAAACTAGGCGTAAATTGGGTGCCAGTAACTGTATTTGATGCACCGTTTCCGGCGTAAGGGACTGCTTCAAAATAATCCTGACCATCGCCAATCGTCGATGCCGTGAGATTCGTTGTGCAAAGTGCTTTGTGATCAGTTGGGGCACTGTAAGCAAAAGGACGTTGGCCGAAGTTGAAAGCAAAATCTGCTGTGGCTGAACCGTTTCTGCCTGCTACTGGCCCATAACTACCAGAAATGCCTGAGTAGGCTTGGCCTTGTGAACTACCATTTTTATAAAAAGTCAATGTGCCGTTGTCAGCATCAAACGCAATGCCAATTATGTCCCCGATTCCGTAAGCTGCTCCATAGCCTGTCAAAGACGTGTTGTGCAATTTTTGACCATCGTCTCGATAGCCCCACGACGTTGTTTGATAGCCAATTTCACCTGTATTTTCAATATCACCAAGACCTACCAGGTTGGCGCTTGCTGAGCCGTAAGTTGATCTGGCAGTAAGCTTTGCCTCCCAATACCATTTTCCACTTGAGACAGTCATAGTGGAGTTGGCGCGTCCATTGCTACCAGGCTGTACGTCAAGAGCGCCATTGGAAATAACTGGATTTACGGGACTTAGCGGATTCCAAGTGCAATAGTTTCCGCTGAGTTCTCCACCCGCACCAGTGTCTGACTGATCGCCGTTCACTGGTACGTCAAATAAGATACTTAGTGATTCAGCATTATCCAGAAGTAGCTCGCCATCAATCTCAATGCCCGCAACAACAACGTTCGCCAGGCTTCCTAAGCTTATGTTTTGAAGGGACGTAAATGGAGAAGAAAGACCTGTAATTACAGTTCGTTGGTTTGGACCAACTCCGCCGTGGTTTGGAATCTGTGAGGTTATGTCTGTTCCGTTAATTTTTATCTGACCAGGAGACGAGTCTTTGTAAGCATAAAGAGCCAATGTTGTGAAAGATATTGAGGGAGAAGGTGTAAATGTGAAACTACTGCCTGGGTTTGGGACAGCACCTGCATCTAAATTCCCATCAAACATCTGTGACCACTCAAACCCAGACCTCTCTGTTCCTGTGATGTGATCAAGGTATTGGCCTGTTTCAGCTAAGAAATTAAATCCTGTGTAATCGTTTTCATTACCACTTGAGTCGTGGCCGATTACTGATTCATTGGCAAAATCGAAAAGATGGAATCCATTCGTCCCATAGCTTCCCGAATACGAAGAAACTTGCCAGACTCCCGAATCATCAAACGACCCAAATGACGTAGGGTCAAGCGCAGAGCCATCAATCAGATAGCAATCTGCCATATATCCATCAAAAGCACCGTCTGGAACGGCGCCTCCACTATCCACGCCGCAGCCAACAAGTTGTTGTTCTGTGTTATTTACTGCAGTATCTAGGTTCTGCGTTGGGTAGCCAGCCGTTCCAAAGTCTGTTATTTGAACGCCATTTACATAGAGTTTGACTCTGTCAGTATTCGTTGCCTGAGTAGTATCTACTGCTAAAACTATGTGATACCAAGCTGTGGGATCGCGGAAAACTTGACTCGAAGTAATCCGATAGGTAGATGTGCTAATTTGAAAAAATAACGTATCTTGATAAAAAGCCAGGGTAACATTACCTGAGGCAACTGAAGTCGCGCCAGCTGAAAAAAAGCGACGCATATCAGATGAGCTTAAGTAGCTCCTTTTTATCCAGGTGCTAAATGTAAAAGTTCGGCGGTTACCAGCGGATGAAGGAGTGCGCGTAAGATACTGGGAATAGTCGTTGTAGAAACGTAAACTCTTTACGACCTCAGCTCCTCCGCCAGCGGCACCAGCGGCACCGATAAGTTCGGGAAGAACGCCGTCGAGAGCAGCCATATCAAGAAATATTCAGGATTGACGTTGTAACAATCGTACTTGAATCCTGGACATAGTACAGAAGCTGATCCTGCCCACTCGCAGTGGTAGTAAGGGTTGGAGCAGTTCCTCCAGCAAACGCAAAAGCAGCGTTATAAGCGAGTGTACGTGATCCTGTACCGTCTTGAAGAATAAAAATACTTCCAGATTGACCGCCGCTGGCGTTAGTCGGAGCCCCGAGAGTGGAAGTCCCGGTCAAGGTCATTTTGAAATTATTGGACGAACCAAAATCTAAAGTGATTGTGCCGCTTTCTAAGCCTTCATCACGAACATCAGCATAGGACTGCTTTTCAACACGAACAGTTCCTGAAATAGGTCCGCCAGTTTTGTCGTATTTACCAGCAACATCAGTAAGAGCGGCATTACCAGAAGCTAAAGCTTCAGCCGAATCAGTAAGAGCAGCGTTACCTGAGGCAAGAGCTGCGGCAGCATCAGCAAGAGCTGCATTACCTGAAGCAAGTGCTCCGCCTTCAGCAACAGCAAGAGTTAAAGCGGCGTTACCAGAAGCAAGAGCAGTGGCAGCATCAGCAAGTGCAGCATTACCAGAAGCTGAGGCTCCGGCCACATCGGCAAGAGCTGCATTACCTGACGCCAGTGCGTTAATGGCAGTGCCGTCGTAACCTAATTCGCCACCAAGTGTATATAAACCGCTCGGATTACTTATAAGTGTTACGCTAGCGCCAATGATACCGTCGCCCGGGGGCAGTTCAGTGAAGGCACCACTGACTAAAACAATAGGCTGACGATCTGCCATGACAAGATATTTTAATTACAGTCTAACTCAGGGAGTTAAGAAAACAGGACCGTCGATTTCTAAGTGAATGTCTGACTGAGTAAGTGCCATGCCCACGAGTGTCGAAGCTTGATACCCGCCAGAAAGAGTAATACCAGAAGGAGGGATTGCTGTCACTTGACCAGCAACGTTTGAGAGATAGTAATAACGTCCTGGAGTAAGAGTGCTCTGGTGAGTGATATTTTGACTGTCGACTGTGGCGATTTCGTCGGTCACCACGGGGACAGTTGCACCCGTGTTACCAGAAACCGTCGTGATTCCGACAGCGTAAGCAAGATCAGCTGAAACTCCGCTTGCAGCAGACGCGGCATAAATTACAGCACCGCTTACGTAAACAACGGAGCCTGAATCGAGGTCTTCGCCAAGTTCAAAATCGAAAGTCGGATTTAACTGTGACGAAATACCAGCGCCATTCAGCAGATAAACCTCAACGCCAGCAGGACTATAAGAGGTGTATCGCCGGTTGAAGATTGACCGATTAGTCACGGATTACTCTCCTGCTTCAGGGGTCGGCTCAGGTGTTGGTTCAGGGGTCGGCTCGGGAGTCGCTTCCGGAGTGGGTTCAGGTGTTGGCTCAGGAGTCGATTCTTCTGCAGCGGGTTCTTCTGCAGCCGGAGCGTTATTAGGATCAGCGGGCCACGTCACGTAATCAGAGCTTTCGATATACGTCTCAAGCTCAGGGACAGTGGTAACTGCATCGATTGCAGTTTCACGAGTCGACGCACCCACACGGATGCTCTCTCGCCAAGTCACCCAGTCAGCAGGAATAGCGACACCAGAATCAGCCTTGCGAATGACGTACCAGTCGGAGGGCTGAAGAAGTTTGTTAGCAGATTCGCTTGTTTTTGCTTTCCACAGTGTTTTTAGCCCGTCTAAATCTTTAGGGTTATTTGGACCCCAGTAAAATTTTTGGTTGTAAGACGGGCTAACAGGAGAAGCTACTTCAGTAATTCCGATCGCTTGCTTCTCTGCAAGAGTCGTCAGACGCAGCCAGTTTGCAGGATAATTAACGCCTCCGTGTGAGAACGGACGGTCATACACAAGAGTTTTTCCGTCGAGAACTAACACAACACTCTGGATACTTTATAAGTTAAGTATAACCGGTAAATCCTGCGAGAGATTGATACTTTGGGACCTAAATAACCGAGTAAATTTACCTAGCTAATCCGCCGTTCGTTTGGAAGGGGTTTTCAGCAAACGCGGCATAAAAGTAAGTATTAGCGTTCAAGTTAGGTACAGTGCCACCACTTGCTTTGATTTTGATACCGTTACTTAGAAAATCAACTCGATCAGTGGTGTCATATTCAGCAATGGTGTTGTTGGGCTGCAAGCCTTTAGATATGGTGTTATGAGGACTTCTGGTTGCGTCAAAGATATTCCAAGGTTGAGATGCGTCAATGTTCTTCACCAACATGAACGCAGGTCTGAAGCCTGTATGTAAGAACGGACCATCAGCGTCATTGTTGCCTTCATATTGACCAAACGCGCTATAGCCTTCGACTGGTGTGAAACAGTAAGCAATCCTTAGGCTGCCGTTTGTATTAATGCCAGAATCATTTCCGGTGCCAAATGTTGTAGAGGAAGCAGAGATAAATACGTTTGAAGCCGATGCTTTCGCTTGGGTTTCATTAAGCTTGAGAAAGCTCGATACATTGTCATTGTCATACATCACCAGCCAATCTTTTGCGAGGCTGCGATCTTTACTAATAATCAGAGCAGGCGTTGCACCAAGTCCGTGGGCTGCGTATAAATCTGAGCCCGTTGCGGTGTAAGAAACAATACTAAAACCAGCCGTAGTATTTGCGCGGACGGTAGTAACAACTGATGGGAAATTATCAACAGGAGTTACACCATTATCAAGCAACATTTTGCCGTTAAGTTCAATAGCGATAAATCCGTTTCTTGCTGAGTTAACACCACTGGTAGCAGTGGTGGTGAGCGTCATAGCAGTGACTGTTCCATTTGCTGGAATAGTGCTAGTTACATCCAGCCATGAATAAGTCCCATCGATTGTCTTATTGACTGTGCCGTTGCCAAACCCAGCAGCACCACCTTCTGCAACATTGCCCTGATAAAGATATATTCTTGCACTGGTGATGTTAGTCTGTGCAGTACCAAACGTGTACGTATAAGTTTTAGTTCCGCTTGAAAAAGCAGTGCCTTCAGAACACATACTGGAACTAGCTAAGCTGCCTTCAAAGACATTGGTCAAGGGATTACTGCTGAAGTTCGACACAGCACTGCCGTTCAAGTCGCAAGTAATTGTTCCAGTTGAGCTCCAAACTTCACCACTGTTGTAAGTATTACTATTTTCATCGCCAGCATTGACTGTAGTATTTGATGATCCGGCGTCCCACACCCAGCCCGCATAAGTAGCACTGTTTGTATTAAATTGTTGGGAACCATTTAATGTAAAACCAGTACTGCTGGTAGCAGAAATACCATTGGGAGAGTAATCGCTGTTAGGACTATTCGAGTTAGAGTACATCGCGTTTGTAAGTCCTCTAACACTATCAAACAGCCAGTGATCATAGGTAGCACTGCGACTTTTCAGCCAGAAAAAGTCACCTTCGAAATTCAAACCACTTACTGTTTGTGTGCCGCCGTTCCCGGTATAAAGAACAGTGTCAAAATTGTCCCTACCGTCGGCCACGGTCGGTTCCGAAAGGTTTTGCGTGCAGAGTGCCTTGTAGCCGGTCGGTGGCGTGTAAGCAAACGGGGTTTGGCCGAAGTTCCAGGTATAAGAACCAGCAGCGCCACTTTGTCCATTCAAAGAATAAACTGGTGCATACGCTATGCCTGCTGTAATAGCACCTGAAATTACACCCTGACTGACATTGTTTTTGTAGAAAGTAACTGTTCGTTCATCCATATCAAATGCAACACCAATTAAATCTCCGTCAGTGAAAGATGCCCCATAAGAAGAGGGAGATCCACCAGTATATTTATTGCCATTTGAGAAATATCCAACGCCAAGAGGGTCTGATCCAACAGAATCACTGGCAGCGAGAAACTCTGAAGTAACTGCAGCGATACCGGGCATCGCGTATCCGCTATGTATAAATTGCTCGAAATACCATTTGCCGGTTTCAACCGATATCGTGCATTGAGCTGTGTACCAGTTAGTTCCATTAGTAATATCTCCCTTTAAATTACCGTTACTCAAAGTAACCGGACTGGCATTCATATTTGGTTGAAGTGGATTGCCTGTGCAGTAGTTCCCGCCATTGTTACCGCTATCCGCGTCGTAGTTTGTCGGAGAGTCGATGACGCTGTCGGAGGCAACAATTGGTTGGTTTTGAACAGTTGCTCCAGTCACATAATGAACTCTATGCGGGTTACCAGCACCACCATTCTTGGTACTGATGGTGTATGTCTGACCAATGGTCAAACCAGTAAAAGTGTTTGTAGCTAGGTTTTTACCTGGCACAGAAGAGTCAGTTCCCGATGAGTTAGGGGTAACTGTGCCATTGTCTAGCGTCGTTGTTGGGTTGTTACTACCCCAGCCGTCATAGACACTTGAGCCAGTCGTCATAGACGTAGCTGTTGCAACGACTGTGATGTTTAAGGTGTTGTTTTGGCCTACCACAAAGAAATGCGTTCTGTTGCTTGTGTCTGCCAGCTGAGTTGGACTAGTTGCCATGGAGACACCGGCAGGCATGTATTGATTAAGGCCGCCGGTATAAGCGTTGCCAGAATAAACTATTTCATCAACTTCAAGGTTATTAACAGTCCAAGTGTTACTGTTACCGCTGCTATCTGTACCGAGTGCAGCATTGCTGCTGTTGTCGGCAAACTTTAAATAAAATCCGTTTGGTCCAAAATTATCAGTATCTCCATCGATTAAAAGTTCACCATCAATAGCCATACCGCCAATGCCAAAGTTAGATCCGCCACCAGTAATAAAACTCTGGTTAAGGGTGAACGAATTAAACGATGGCTGAGTGCCTAAATCATATTCGGTGAAATTAAGACGTGAGCCAGTCAGGCTTACCGTATTACCATTGCTAAAGACAATTTCACAGTTAGCTGCGCTTGATGCAAAATAAGGATAAATAGTAACTTTACCTGACAACGACTTGCTGAGATTAATAGTAAGTGAAGAGCTTGTAGTTGACGGACTTACTGAGACTCCGCCAAAATTTCCTCCTCCGGAATAAGTGGAAGGAATTACTCCACTGAACATTGCAGAGTCACCTGAACCGCCACCGCGTGTACCTGAGTTAAGAGTGGCACTTGAAATATAAGTTGAGCCGTCATTGATTCCAGTAATTATGGTTTCTTTTGCTACCCACAATCCGTCGTCGTTAGTTTCACCGAAAGTGTCCGGAGTAAGTGCTTGGCCGTCAATAAAATATACCTCTGCTAAATACCCATCCAGCTTTCCAGTAGTTCCTAGCGGTTGAACGCTTCCAATACTATGTTGGTTGGTGCTATTTATATTGCCTTCCATGCCTTGGCCTGGAAGGCTTGTCGATGAAAAATCAGTAAGCCTTACACCATTTACATACAACTTAAATCTGTCGGCTTGAACAGCGTCATGAGTGTCAAAAACTGCGACAAGGTGATACCACGCTGATGGATCTTTGAGTACTGCTGAAGAAATAATATAACGGTTGCCGCCAGAAGCACTGTTTGATGCTAAAACAAACGTGCCATCAGACTCAACATATACTTGGGTGTAATTGTTGACAGCTGTAGAGGCGTTAAATAGTTGACTGTAATTAGAATTTTTTCCGCGCTTGAACCAACCCGCCCATGTCCACTTTGTTTTATTGCTTTGAGATGTCGGAGTGCGACTAAGGTACGCCGAATCTTCTTCGTTGAAACGCAGCGAACGCTCGATTTTATAAGAAGCTCCAGCTGCCGCTGCTGCCCCCTCAAAAAACTGCTGAGCCTGACCTGGAATCATGACAGATTTAAAACAGCGACGCTTTGAATCTCAGAGGGTGACGAAACATAAAACGAGATTACGTCAACCCCGCTTGCAGTCGTAGTCAGAGTCGGTGCAGTTCCGCCAGCAAAGTTAAAAACAGCGTTATATGCCAAAGTCCTTGAACCGGTGCTGTCTTGACGGACCGTAATCGCGCCACACTGACCACCGCTGGCGTTTGTAGGGGCACCTAGCGTCGCAGTACCGTCGAGAACAAACTCGAAATTATTTGCTGAACCGAAATCTAAAGTAATCGTACCGTTACGAACGCCTTGATTACCGACTTCACCAATTGATTGATCTTTTACAGTAACTGTGCCGGTGATCGGACCACCAGTCTTGTCGTACTTACCTGAAACATCGGTAAGAGCGGCGTTACCAGAAGCAAGAGCAGCCGATGCATCGACAATTGCAGCGTTACCTGAGGCAAGAGCTGCGGCAGCGTCAACTAAAGCAGCATTACCTGAAGCAAGCGCACCTTGCTCATTGAGAGCCAGCGAAATACCAGCGTTGCCGGAAGCAAGAGCTTCAGCTGAATCAACAAGAGCAGCGTTACCAGAAGCGAGCGCCTCGACAGCAACCTCAAGCGCAGCGCCGCCTGAAGCAGTGGAATGATATCTATTATCTAATACGTCAATTCCGATCCGTTTGTTATCAAAAGTGCTGCCCGAAACAGTTACTAACGCCAGAATATCGCCCGACGCTACGGTCGTTTGAGCTGGAAACTGGGATATCTTCTGGCTAGGCATAATTAGAGCGCACCTTCTAAGTCAATTCTAAAGCCATCTTCATCCAGGATAGCATCTACCACTAAACCAGATGCAGTCTCCGCGAGAATAATCGAAGTCGTGTTGTTAATAAAAATTGGTCTTTTTAATTCAACAGCTAATCGATCTGTCGTTAAAGCTGTGCCCACACGAACTAAATACAGACCCTCAGCAGAGGTTGCTGCAACACCAGAAGCGAATACAGAATATTCAGCTATTGAACCGTCAGCAAACGGATCGAGAAATAAAGCTGTACCTGGTGTAAAAGCAGCACCAGGAATTGTTGCTACAGAATCGACATTACATCGAAAACTCTGTCCTTCAGTAACAGTGTCTTGAGCAACACCTGCAACAGAAGCTAACTGAATATCGGCACCGTCAGCCTGTGCTCGTAATGCAAGACCAGATGAGTTTATGTATACCGCCTGACCAGCAGTAAGAGTCTCACCTGCAACAAGACTGACGATTGCCATTTTTATTTACTGTTTAACATCACTTTAGCGTCCTTGACCCCGCAATTTTTTCTTACCACGGCGCTCAGGACGTGAGTTCGTACCTTGCCCCTGACGTGTAGTCTTGGGCTTCGACGGGATGTAGTTTCCGTTTTTGGCAGCCATGGTTTTTGAAAAAGCGTCCTGATATTAAGTGCTAATCCAGGAAGTGCCATTCCAAACTTTGAGTGCAGAGTCGATTGTGTCGTACCAACCTGCACCGGCAACGGGAGGACTTGGGGGAGCAGAGCCATAAGCGACACTCCGCTGAGGCCCAGTTTCATACCAGCCGCTCGTCTGAGCGTCGTAGACAAAAAGTGAGCCTGCAAGCTGATTGAACCAAATGCTTCCGTGACGTGCCGGAGCATTTTCACCAGTGCCTGACGGAGGGAGGTCACTCATGAGAGCGATACCCTCAGCATTGGTTTGATACCAGTCAGGAGACTGAACGTCATTACCTGACGCATAAACAAAAAGACGACCTTCGTTTGTATCGAACCAAAGGTCTCCTGCTGAGTACCCTGTGCCAGGGGCGCCAGAAACGGTAACGCTTGCACCGCCTCCAGTAGAAGATGCACTGCCGCTATAGACAGCGGTGTTTGAATCGTAGTTAAGAGAAACCGAGCCTTCAGCTCGAGAATCTAAGTTAAAGAGAATTAAATCTCCACTCACGGAAGCATATAGACCAGAACCAGTTGCAACACCCGATGTAATTACAGGTGAACTGCCTCCCCCACTAATTCCGCTGGTTGTAGCATTTAAATCTTCAAGAGCCCTTACTACGCCTTCAAAGTTAGGGGCGTAGCCGTAAGGGCATTTGGTATAACTGGTAGTTCCCACGCCGCTAATGGTGTCGATAATTTGATC